ACAGGTTTCTCATATCCTGATGGAATCTCCATCATTCCACTAAACCCGCCGTCAATCTTAGGTGCCAATACTTTAATATATTCCACAAAGGATCTACCTTTGATGATGTCAACGCCAGAAGTTTTGTAATCCATTAGTAAATTTCTCCATTGATAATACCTTCAAGGCGTTTTAGTTTCCATACAATGTACTCCATGGTGGGTACACACTGGGGATTCCATCCAGCAAAAGTGGAGTGTTCTCCACTTGGAATCTGCCAACAGGGAGCATCATCGTTGTCAAGGTCTAGTGACTCACGATATGCTTCATCACCGAGTAGAACACATGCTCTCTCTGCTTGATTCAAACTACCAAAGCAAGCAAATCCATTCTTCTTAATCTCCTCAGGGATTTCGTGTTTCATTGAATAGCAAGTGGTTGCAGTCTATCTAGAATCTCACGATAGGCAGGAACGATATCACCTTCGTCTTTTCGGAATAGATCCTTATCAAATCTTTTATCACCACCAATCTTCCACAGTCTCATACTATCAGGACTGATCTCGTCAGCAAGATACAACTCACCATGAGCATCATATCCATACTCAACCTTAAAATCTACAAGATCAATGCCCATGATATAAAACATCTGGCGAAGATAATCATTAATCCGCAATGTCATCTCAATGAAAGGTTCTGGATCATATCCCATCAGACGCACACGATCTGGTGTCAATAGAGGATCATGTTTAGTATCATCTTTTAGAAAGAACTCTACAATCGGTTGCGGTAGTGGCGCACCTTCTTGAAGGGTTGTCTCACGAACAATAGATCCAGCAGCACGATTCCTACAAATAACTTCCAGAGGAACAATACTTACCTTCTTGCAAATCATCTTGTTAGCACCAACCATATTAATATAATGAGTTGGGATAAGTTCCTTGGCAAGTTTTTCAAAAATAATAGATGAGATACTACAGCAAAGAGATCCTTTTCCTAAAGGATGGTCTTCCTTCTCTCCGTTCCCTGCAGTCACCTTATCATGATACTCAATGATGACACGATCAGCATCGTCACCTTGATACACAGTTTTTACCTTTCCTTCGGTAATTACTTCCATAAAAAAGAGGGTGTTTTATCACCCCCTAGTATACCACATATGTCAATTAAAACCAAATTTTCTTTTGATGATGCTCCGGTACAATCCTACCAAGAACAATATTTAACAACCCATCCTCAAATTCAACTGATCTAACTTCCGTGTCCTCTGCCAATGTCCAAGATCTGGTGAAAGATCGTTGAGCCATTCCTCTGTGGACATAAGTGGTTTCTGTTTCGGTATCCTCTTTTTGTCCTTCGACAAAGAGTTTTCCGTCCTGTGTGTAGACATTTACTTCTTTCTTTTTAAATCCTGCTAGTGCAAGTTCTAGTCTCGATTCTACGTTGCTGACCGTGACTAGATTGAATGGAGGATAATTCTTTGTTGTTTCGTGAAGAGCAAACAACCTATCGAAGTATTCGTCCATTCCAATGCTATTCCTATTTATGCGTTCCATCAACGCAGGCAGGTCCGCAGCAGTATACCGTGCAAGGTTTCCCATGATTCTTAGCTCCTTTAAAAGCGAGTTTGTGTTTTGTGGACCCCGAAGGCATCCGATATATTTATAGCATAAAACGAAAAAAGGAGATGTAGTAAGAACCACATCTCCTTATAGGGGTTTCCGACTTTCGTAGAGACCGCACGAAAGGTCTCAGTCTTATTTATTGACTTTCTTCTTGCGGTTTACCTTTCTTACCGATATTATACTTCTGCTCTAATACCCAATCAGATTTATCCTTATAGGCAAGTACCTTAATCTGGTTCAAAGGTGCGATATCAGTCACAGAATCTTCTTTGACTACGCTAATAAGTCCCCAGTCAGATAAGAGACGTGCGATGCGATTACGACGCTGTACATCGTTCACAGTGAGGTTAGCGTGCTTCCCATCAAGGGCAAACAACTCCTTAAAGTGAACAATGAAATATCTTCCCTGCTTATGCAGAATATGACAGGATTGATAGAGTTTCTTTTCCTTACGTGATGCAACTCCAATGCGAGTTAGAGTCTCTCTTACTTTCAAGAAATCATCAGGTTCATTGAGGAGCACCTCCACCATTTGATCTTGAGACCATTGTACTGTTGGTTCCACCGTACTCATTTCATTCCTCCAATGTCAAGTCTTTGTTTAATAAAGTTAATCTGTTCGTTTGTCAGAATTTTCAGAGCCTGAGATGCCTTCTCATTACTATAACCATAGTATTGTTTGACACATTCTAAATCCTGGACTTTATCCTTTCGGAGCCAAGGAGAGAACCTCTTTCTTTTCCTCAAAGTATTTAGATAAAAAGAATATTGCATATCTTTATCAAGAAAGTTGTACATATTCATTTCATTGGCAAACATAATACAATCAAGGTGCCCAGATAGACAACGATTAACAATGTATGGAGGATATTGTTTAATAATATCTGGGTCGTCTTTAATAAGATTTTCCTTATTAAAGTTTACTGAGTTCAACCAATCTTTGAGTTCAATCACGATTTAAGTATGAGAAATGATAAGTATATGTAAAAAGGTCTAACAGTTCTTGAGTAACCTCTGGAAGTTTTGAAAGATTATATTCTTTTTTAAGAAGTTTATAATACTCTAATTTTGTCATGTTATGTCCCCTATGATTCTTAAAAATTATATCTTCAAGGGGCCACATCCAAGCAACTTGACAATCTATGTTTTTCATTACATTAGATGACATCTTTGCCATCTCATCGAAAGTTTCAGTTTCATAATGATCTAAAAGTAGAACATCACATTTACCCGTATACTCATTAGCATCGACTGGAATGACTTCTGCGTGTTGAAATATATGTGGATTATTTTCCAAATGATAATCAATAACTCCTCGATTTTTTTCGAGAATGGTCAACTCAGTTACCTCCTTTTTGTTGAGCAACCAATTTTCCCTCACACCAAAACCAAGTCCCGTACAGATAGTGTGACCTTTTGCGAACCAATAATGAGAGAATACCTGAGTTGCTGAAGATTTTGATGGTATCTCATGTGCAGTCCACTGATTACCATCAACAAGTAGTACAGCTTCCTTCTCTCCAAGTTCACCATCTCTGATAACAACATCAACGTTATCTTTATGATACTCTACAATCTTTGGTTCGTCATAATAAAAATAATCTAGAAAATCAATATTCATCTGATTCTATAATTGAAAAGTAAAAGTTCCTTACGTTCTTTTTGCTCGCGCATATATTCACCGACAGAACGCATTGTGTAAGTTAAATCAAACTCACCTGCTTCCCATCCATTAAATCGTTCCTTGACAAGATTAGAAGAGTTATACGATACAAGTTGATGACCAACGTATCTATCACAATCAGAAGCAAAGTCATCGTGATTGAATCCATTATGCATACTTCCCTTTTTACCATAAAGATTATCTTTAATATCGTATGGCGGATCTAGATATGTGAATACATCTTTACCATCAGTAAGAAGTGACTCATAAGACCAATTAGTAATCTTCCAGTTCTGAATTAGTTGAGTGTATCCTGGGAGTTTTTGGATTCCTCGCATTGAGAAGTTGGAGACACTTGCTTGTCTGCTGAAGGATGAGGATTCGGTGAGGCCAGAAAAAGAGCACTTATTGATAATATAAAAACTACTAGCGCGAAATAAATTTGATTCAGTATAATCATTAACAATGCTCTTTGATTTTAAAAATAGTTCTCTTGCAGATTCTTCATCAGAATGTAAAGACTTTGATTCTTGCAAACTTTCATATAGAAGATTACCTTCATCCTGCAGAACCCTCCAGAAGTTATACAAGGGTTCATACAAGTCATTAACCCAAATATCCAACTTAGGATACTTCTTAGTAATATGTATCGCTACGCTACCACCACCTAAGAATGGTTCGCGGTACTCCTTATAGTCACGGAGGTCGGGAAAATAGGGATCCATTTTGGTACAAGCACGAGACTTACCACCAGGATAACGAAGAGGAGTTTTATACGATTTCATCACACAATCAATTTCTTAGAAGATGGAGTAACTAGTTTACTCCCAAACATTTCATTGTACTTCTTACTCACATCTTCCTGAACAGCACAGACGTAAACAATGTGCTGCTGCTTCATGGTGACTTCAGGGTTGTCTGGATCAATCACAGTTGCCCATTGTGCAAACCCAACACCATTAGCATTAGGAAGAACTACAAGACCATTCTTCACGGTAATAGTATCGTCATCTTGAGAGACAAGTTCAGCGATGATTTCTTCGCCAGTGACAATACGAATCAGTTTAACATCAATCATAATTAAAGGTATTCTTTGGTTGGTTCTTCTACATGGAGCAGGACTCCATCAACTCTGTCAAGTAGTTGTTGCACATCACCATGAAGAACACGGTATCCAGTGCCAACATAGAGTTGACCTAAAACAACTGCTACTGTAGCAGTTCCCCAGAATACATAATAGAATCTGGATTTTACTTGCGCTTTTAATTTTTGTTTTTTCATTTGAATTCACACTCTACCATAAGTTCAGTTAGACATGCCAACATATTTATTTCTTGATCCGCCACAAACGCCATCTGATACTGATACTTAGCAAGAGTAAGCACAGCAGCAGGAATACTATTCGGAACCATGGAATCATAACAAGCATCGTAAATACGACGCAATAGGACAGAAGTATCATTGTCCAAGTTACTGACAACCCATTTACGTACTTCGGGAAAATCTTTCTCCTTAAGTTTTTTAACCAAGTCATTGACTTTTACATCACTAAATGTTGCAAGGATACCTGGATCAATAGTACCTGAAGAAGAATATCTTTGACACTCATTAAGAACACGTCTCCAATCTGGAAAGTGTTTGTTAATAAGTTCTACCAGGACCTTGTTATCATATTTAACACCTTCTGTATCCAGGATTTCTTGGATACGTTTGAAGAATGAGGCTGCAATTCCCTGTCTTTCTTTTCCCTTAATTGAGAACTCGATGACGGTACAACGGGAA